CATTAGCTTTTGCTATACTATTGTTATAAATATTATTCTTTATATGTGCAGAATATGCTTTAGCTTGATTAATACCCATCTCTCTTGCAAACTCTTTAAATTTGCCTTGAGCATTATCAACAACTTTAGAAGTATAATTTAAAAAATCTGATTCAAACTTTGCAACATTGAGTTTGTTTTTATTGTAAAGTTCTTGTGCTTTAGATTTATAATCAGCTTCTATACTCTCAAAAAATCTTTGATCGACTACAGCACGAAAAGCATCCATTGCTATATCACCATAACCATCTGGTAATGAGTAAGCTTCTGGCATACCAGTTTTTGGATTAATACCTATAACTTGTTCTATGGGAACAGACAAACCAAACTCTGTACCTTTTTTCTTAGCCTCTTCACCAGCTGCTCTAAAAAAAGTATTAGATGTTTGAGCAAAAGATTCTGATATTCTATTTAAAGAATTTGCAGCAGTATTAGCACCACTTACATTAATACCAATATTAGGAATACCAACTTTGCTTTTATATACTTTTATTCCGTTTGCCATTATTAACTCTTCGTTAGTTTATACTGATAAGCCATACCGATTGCATTGTTTATTCCAGTAGTGATAGATGCAAACTCTTCATATCTACCAGATCTTTGTATCTCTGCTTCTCTTGCTTTTAAAAGATAATCCTGAGTTAATGATCTATAACCAAGTCTATTTGTATCTTGTGCTAATTGTGTTGCAGATGCTTTGAAACCAGCTTTTGCAGAACTATCATAACCTCTTTGTGCAATACCCATCCAAGCTTCTGATGTATTCATAAAATCCATATACTCATCTATTCTTGCATTATGTTCTGCAAGTGCTTGTATTTCTGCATTTTGTCTTTCTAGTTTTGTATCATAAGCAGCTTGCTTTGCTTTTCTTCTTGCTTCTTTTCCAGCAGCAAAACCAGAAAGCAAACTAAAACCACCACTTACTAATGCCAATGCTAATAATGGATTCATTATATTTGTACCTCTGCAATTACACTATTTATTTGTATAGACAACGGATCATCTTGACTAATCGTAACTTGTGGATCACGACTATAACCAAGCAATCTTAATTCTTTCTTTCCTGTTATTGGTTGTCTAGGTTGACTAGGATCATCAGTAACAGTTCTTATTTCTAAGTTTCTTGTATTAACAGTAATTGATAATGTATCTTTTAAGTCAACAACAACTCTACCCAATCCTCTTAATGAGCCAGTAGTCGGTCCTTGCTGGGTATTTATATCTAGTGGATTTGTTTTAAATACTGGTGTAATACCATAGCCAATCTCAACACTACTTGATATTGTAGGTATATCACTAACATCAGCAGTGCCACTAGAGCTAATTACTTTTGTACCAAGATAGTTATTACCATCTATTATATCTACTGTAGCACCATTAAATAATTGATTTGAAGTGTTTAAAGTAGTTCCACTTACAGAAGCTTCAATAGACATATCAAGATTAGCTGTTTCATCTAATTCACAGAAAAAATATGTTTCTGTTCCATTTCCAATATTATTTCTTATAACTGCAAATGTTCTTTCATCAACAGTACACACAGATTTAAATGAACCAGTTAAACTATTATTAAATAAGAACTGAGTAAAACCAGCTTTCTTTTGCGCCCTATCAGAATTAAATACAGCTAATGATCCATTGCTATTTACTAAGAATATATATGATTCTGGTCTATTGATTGCAGCTTGCAAGGATGCCATGTCTTGAGGATTGTCAATAAGATGACCAGATAAAGTAGAAACAGATGTTGCAATATATGCAGCTTCTTTATCTGAAAAGATAAACTCTCTTAAAACTGTACCAGATCTTTGAAGATATATAGTTGCACCGTCAAAAACTACAGGTTTTACATGACTTGCTCCATATGGAGTTTGTCTACGTATTTGTGCATTTGTAGGTGTTACTGGTGTATTCTGGAATGCTGGTATAATAAACTCAGAGCTTTCAGTAAATACTTGTAAATCTCTATTTGATACTAAATGTTTAATAGCACTTAATTCACCAATACTTGTAGTTATTTGTATTGAATCATTGTCAGCACCAGTTCCTACATCAAAATTAAAAAAGTCATTTGTCTTGCTACTAAACAAACCATCTGGTTGTGATGTACTACCACCAAACCAAAGTCTACCTTCATGAAAACAAATAGCTCTTGGAAACCCACGCAAAGATGAAAAAGACTGCTCATCAAAGTCACCAGTTTCTGCATTACATATTATCTTTGGCGCACCTCCACCATCAGCAGAACTTGATGCATTACCACCAGCATTGAATGTAAATCTATTCTCATCAACAATAGCAAGTACAGTTCTTGCACCATTAATATTACTTACTGCTATACCACCAACTGCATCAGCTTCTTCTATTGTAATTGAATCGTTTTCATTCAAACCATGTAAAGGCATAGTAACTTCAACAACAGGACTTCCATTAATTGTTCTCAATGCATTAATATCAAGCTTGCTAAATAACTTATCAAAGATAGTACCAGTTGCTTGTGTTGGAGATTGTACTGAATCTATTTTTATTTCCTGACTACGATACCTTACAATCAAACCAATATGTTTTGAGTTTAAATAATTTGGACCAGTTTTAGAACCAGTAATATCAAAGTATTTTACAGCAGTATATTTAGCAGCATTCGAATTAGATAATAATGGAGTAGCACCAGATGATGTATGATCTGTATTAACTCTATAAATAGCATTTATTGATGAATCTAAAACCAACTGACCAACAGTATAAGATTGACCAGAAGCCCATGTAGCAACAGTACCACTTGGTTTTACTGTTAAAGTTACTTGACCAGTATTTCCACTGGGAGTCATTGTAAAACCTTGTGGTTGAAATGGAAAATATGGCTGAAACCTTACCTTACCATCTGTTCTAATATCAAACTCATATTTAGATATTTCAAATGTTGTTAATCCAGTTCTAACAAGTTTAAGCGTTTGGAATGTTTCATGAGTAAGAAACATTACATCACCAGTCTGTGCATGATTAATTTCTTGGATATTTGTAGAACTAAAATATGTGTTTAAATTTACATTATTTACATCTTGTGTAATTGTTTGAATTAAACTTGCTGCACCAGCTTGAGGATTACCATTACTATCAAAATCTAATATTACAATTTGAATTGAAGTATCTGTTAAACAAATAACGTACTTTTCATCATCACTAAATATAAAAGGAATAATTCTTCTACCCATACCAGAATCACCAGTAGCACTTCCTAGTTGAGTTTTAAATTTAAATCCTGGTCTTTTTATAACACCACCTTCATTACGAATAAAAAAGTTTGTAAGTTTTTGTGCTGAATTACTGTAAACTTCAATATCAGTACGACCTATAAGTGATGGACTAATCTCACCAAACTGAAAATTAGTAAATGGTATTCTTACTGTTTGCATTAGCTTCGCCTTGCAGTTAAGAACCTTGTTGTTTCAAGCACCCTAGTTGTTTGTTGTTGTGAATCTAAACTTCTTGCTTTTGCCATTGCACCATCTGCTCTTACTGTCATAAGTTGTGCAAGACTAGCATCTCTTGCTATGGATGTTGCTAAAACAACAGCAAGTGAAAATGTTACAGCTATTGTAAAGTAAGATGGAAAATGTGTTTCGCTTACACGAAATGTATAGTCTGCTATAACAACATCTGCTGTAGATGTGTTTGCAAAAGCTTTATCACCGTATAACTGATAATCAATATTATTATCATTTACAGTTAAAGCATGAACCATAATACTATCTGTAGGAAGCTGATAAGCTTGATCATATCTTCCAGTTGGTTCATTAGTTAATCTATTTAATACTTGTTGATTTGTTGCAAATCTCCACCTTGTATTTGTTAATGATGTACGAACTAGATCTTCATACAAGTTTACACATACTAAAGCTTCTGTAGATCCATCATCAAAAGAACTTATTGGTTCCGCACCAATAAGTATCAATGATCTACTGCATATATCTAACGGTGAATCAGCCGCTACTGGTATTAATGCCATTTAATAAAGGGAGGGCTAAGCCCTCCCCTCCCTATTAGTCACCATCTGTTTCTGCTATAGCTGTACCATTTGATACATCTACAACTGAACCAGTATTTGATAGAACAGTAACATGATTAGTTGTTGGTGTATTTGTATCTTTTACAATAATAACATCACGAACACTAAGCATATTAGCTGCACTATTAAAATAACCAGTAGTATTTACAGTACCAATATCGTCTGTTGTTGAATATTGCCAAAGATTACCATTTGAATCACCAGCTAATCTTGAAAGTCCACTTGCTGAATAAGCCATTAATCAACCTCCTATGTATTATTATCTAAGACTTCATAGATACCATTGTCATCAATAACAACTGCACCCATGCTCATCATAGATGTTGCTAAATGTGCAGCTCTTTCTGCTACATAATTTAACTCGGTAGAAACATCAGCACCGATACCTAAGCCAACAGCTGAAGTATGATAGGCAATATTTTTACCAGCAGTTACTGCTGATGTAGAAAAGATTTGAAAACCTAAAAAGCTTTTCATAGTCATTCCACCAGCAAAAGGTAGATTTTGATCACCAACAAAGTCTGAACTTGCAAACTCATTTATTAAAAATAAATCTGCAAAACCTTTTGGATTCATAGCTAAATATCTTCCACCATCTTCTGGAATATTAGCTGCACCCATAGTTTCAAACAAAGTAAGTAAATCAGCTTTTTCTACTGCACCATTAGTATCATGAATCTGTGTGCTATTAGCACCAGCATCCATAGCAGTATACAGTATTTCATCTGTCTTTCGACCAAGAGCAGCAGCTGCACTTTTTGCAACAGCTTGTCTTTCGTCAATATTTGTTTTTAGCTCATCCAACTTGTCGATATACTCGGCAGCATAAAAATCTTCCATAGTAGCTTCAACATTTGTATGTGCTAGTTCCATTGGAGTAACAAGTCCATTTCTTGACTTGGTACTTGCTGAGCCAGTCCCAATTTTCTGAAAACGTACAACATTACCAGATACATTGGAAACAGTACGAACCGTATTTCTTAGCTTTGATCCCATTCTTTGATAAGCTAAGTGTACTTCAGATTCAAACTGTTTTATAAAGGCTGTAGAAATTGTGTTTGCCATTTTGCAACACTCCCTTATAAAGTTTCACCATTGATACAAAGTTATCTGAGTAGATCACCTCATAGCAATTATCCTTTACAGGGTCGCTCAGTGCATTACAGGCTTCGATATTTCATTATAAATATTATTTTTTTTAAAATTGCAACGAAAAAATTCAATAAATTCATAATCATTTATAATATGTGTATCTCCGAACATAAAACCATTCATCTCTAACCACTTGATTGTCATAGTATTTTCAACTGGAATGATGTTATGAATCCTAAAATAATGGGCTTGTAAATAATCAAACATCCAACCAGAATGTTTAGCAATCATACGTTTACACTTAGTTATATTTTCTGTTGATAACATCCATAAACGAGCAAAATCCTCTCTATATGATTCCATTGTACCTATCATTGATACTGGTTCGTTATCATGAATCAGAGTATATGTCATTGATTTTGAAGATGTAAAAGGAAAAACCAAAGCATATCTTGGCTTTACTTCAAGTCTTTCTAACTCAATTAAATCTTGTTTTCTTAGTTTATCAGATAGATAATCAACATGATCTAATGTAGTTTTTACTAGTTTTGTTTGTCCATCCTGTTTAATCAGGGTAGAGTTTTGCATATGCTTCATTGACTTGTCTAATTAAATTTGGATCTCTCTTAGCTGGATTATGATACCTTTCATCTTGCATCATTTGATGTATCATATCTTCATCCAACTTGTTAGCTGACTCTGAATCAATAGATTGATTACCTTTTAGACTTTCCATAATCATTTCCATTGCTTCTATACCTTCAGAACTCTCAGCTAATCTTACAACTGCTGGCATTAAGTTCTCTGGAAAAAACTTATTAGCCCATAATTCAACTGCTTGTACACGCTCTTGTCCATTATCACCTAGCTTTTGCATTTCATCATCTATAGATACTTGCTCACCAAGATATTCGTTTTTAAATATTTCAATACCATCATTAAATTCTTCTTGGCTAAGACCATTATCCCAAGAAAATTTAGACCACCAGCCTAATAATTTATTATCAGCACCTAATGCTTTATCAATAGACTCTGGTAATTCATAGTCATCTGCTGTTTTTGGTCTATTCTCAAATGCTTTTTCTTGTAACTCTGCATCCCATGTTGCTCGTAAATCTTCTTCTTTCTGATGAAATTTTTTCTCAAGATTAGAGTAAGATTCTGCAAAAGCTTCTGGTGTTTTAAACTTTTCTGGTAACCATTCTGGTCTTACTATTTGATCTTCAGCAGTTACAAAATCTTTTTCTTCTGTAACTGATGTTTCTTCTGTGGCTTCTGTTTGTGGTTCTGTTGCTTTAATTAATGATTCTTCAGACATTTGTTCTTACCTTTTCTCCGTGATTCATTCTTCTTGTAATTAAACCAATAATATATCTTTGTCCTTCTAAATGACGTAATTCACCATCTGATATATTTGGTCCAGCTACAGAATCAAGAGTAATACTTCGCAAATAACCCAATGTTTCCTTACCAGATGGAGTAGAAAATGTTGATAATATATTTTTACTAATTATTTCATCATCCTCTTTTTTTCTTTGTAGCCCATCAACCCCAATATTTTTATTGTTCGACAACTTGTTCTCCTCCTTGTTGTTGCATTTGTTGCATTTGTTGTGCTTGTTGCATTAAACGAATAAGCTCTTGTCTTTCGCTAGAATCTCTTATTAAACTATCAGGAACATTAAACTTCTTAGCTAAATGGCTAGCTACTTCCTCACCACTTACTAACAAGTTCATAACTTCTGGACCAAAACTCTGTTGAACAAGTTGCATCCATTGTGCAGTATTATTAATATCTTGCTTTGCTTGTCCTTGACTCAATGGAGATACAGATCGAACCTTTACTTGTCTACCATTTACAGTAGGTATTTCTATTCTTCCTTGTTTTTTAAGAATATAAATTACTCTCTGTAAAACTGGTTGGACAAGCTCTGATTGTAATCTACCAAAAGCTGAACCAATCTGCCTAGATAAGTCAGCCATACGTTCTGCAATCTCAGTAGCAGTAGCTGGTGTTTTATTTGGATCACCAAGCATTTCATTATATAAAGCTCTTTTAATATTTAATCTCATATCAGATAAAATAAATTGGCTAACATCAAAACTACCTGCTGCTCTTATTGGTTGCAATCCAGCAGAGTTTGGTGCTTTAGGTATAACTGTACCAGGGACAAGATTAATTGTATCTGGATTAATTATACCATCATCATCAAGCTGATATATACCAGAGATTGCCATTTGTGCATTCTCTAATACTAATTGAACTGTAAGATTTGTAGTCTTAATAGCACTCAAAGCATTCATAAGTGGACCACGACCATAGATTTCACCACTACATTTAGACCAGCGAAAGCAAACAAAAGGATTGGAACCTACACCTTTGAAAGAATCAGAACGTATTATCTTCTTATCATTCAATTCAATAACAAAAGATAAAAAAGCATCTTCATTTATTTTTGTGTAATCTTTACAAACAATCTCAAGTATTGTTGTTTTTACATCTGGACTATTCAATATCATGTTTTGACACTTAGCATCAAATACACCATCTGGATAAAGTATAGGTAAATCAGAATATCTTACTTTTCTCTCACGAAATATATGATCTATCTTATCATCTGGACCAGTATCTAATACAACATGGGGCAAAGGAACTGCTGAAAAATTTATAGGATAAACAGCATTACCCTCTGCAACATGAAGAACACCAGTACCAACTGCCAAATCCATAAAAGACTCATGAACTTCCTGACCAAAGTTTGAGTTCTGTAATACTTCAAATACATAATCAGTTACTTCATCAAGATCATTATTTACTTCTTCTCTTTGTTCTTTGGGAACTTCTGATCCAGCAACAAAGTCAGCCCACCTAGCAAAGTTAGGAACTAAACCAGCTTGTAATCTAGATGCAAACTCTTGTACACCTACAACGGCTGTTTCATCAAATATCTTTTCATCTCTACGTTGTCCAATAGACTCAGTATAAAAAGATTCTCTTTGTGGCATAGAGTATTCATAACATTCTTCAAACAAAGGAATGAAACTTTCTCTATGCGTTTTAGCTTTTTCGTATTTTTCAATATAACTTTTTGCTATTTTCTCATGCATAATATTTACCTATATTTAGAGTAAAAGCCAATTCCTCCACCTTGACCAGTAAATAAAGAACCTCTCCCACTTCTTCTTCTTCTGCGTAAAACTGTTCCTTGCTTTCTTTTATTTATTGTATCTTGTTTAACCATATCATTAGCGTACTCACCAGAAAAAGGATTAGCATTACTTTCAGTAGCAGATGATGTAGATGTAGGAGCTGAACTTGCAACCAAAGGTTTGTTTGCAGCAACACTAGATTGTATTGCAGACTCTTTCATTTCTGTTGTTTTAGCATCAGCCTTTGCTTTATCAGCTTCTTGTTGAGCTTGGATACTTGGATCAATTTCTGTAGCTTGAGAACTACCACCACCAGCAAAACACATTGTTACCTCCTACATTCTCGCCCAAAAATTATTGGAGCGTCTAATTGTTGTTTTCCTAAATATGTCATACTCTCTTTTAGCATTAAACGAAGATAGGGGTTTTTGTCCAGAAATTAATTGTCTACCTTCTCCAGCACCTAACATTAGATACTGTAATGCATCATGTATATGTGAATACATATTCTTCTCTGGTTTATCATCAAATCGCTCTCCTGATACTTG